AAGAAGGTTTAAAAAATAGTAAACCTTTTGCAGAAGCATATCAAAATACTGTTAAGGCTTTCTTTCCACACCTAAACGGTCAAAGTAAGTAATATGTGGCCTTACAATTATTGTGAGTGGAAACAAATCACTCACGGTCTTAGTAAACCTAAAAGTTACTGGAGAAAGCACAAATCATTTATATTGATGTGTACAATTCCATCAATAACTTTAATTTGGCTATTATCTTTAGTAATCTAAAGGTAATAAAGGGTGGTGAACGCTAGCGGTAGTAACCACCCTTTACAAATCAGTAAAAATGTGATATAGTATTATATTATGAACAGCAAAGAATTTTCACTTAAAATAGAATCAATAGTCAAAGAAAAACGCATAACATATATGGATGCTATTATATGGTATTGTGATACAAATGACCTTGATGTAGGCACAGTTAACTCAATGATTAACAAATCATTGAAAGAAAAAATCAAAGACGAAGCAATCAATTTACGAATGTTGAAAGAGAAAAAGGGTGGTGTTTTACCATTATAAGTATGTATGGAGGGTTTGATGTATTTAAAGTCTATCTGGCAGTTAAATTACATTTTACTACCGATTATGATTTCTTTGAATATGGTGGTAAAGTTAATTGCAAGTTAGATACATTTACAAAAAGAAATGATAGATATTTTTTTCATAAACTTAGCACAAAATATAATAAAGATGAAATATTAGATTTCTTTGTTGCTAATTTTTGTGAAAATAGTAAAAAGTGGATAGGAAATTTATTACAAAATGATGGACGAGAAACATACCTCAATTATAGAAAAGTTAAAGACAATTTCAGTTATCATTTTCGAAACGATTGCATTAATATTTGCAACGACTTTGATGTTAAGCGCCTTTCTTTTAATGATGGTTTTGAGTGCTTTGGCGGACAACATCCTAGATTTTTACGATTACTTATTCAAAAGAAATTATCGCTACAAACCGCAATCGTGTTTAACGAAGTCATATCGTTTATCAAAAATTGGAATAAACAAATTGATGAAAAGGTTGTATGGCCTAAAATCGCATTTACGATTACCAGAATGAAACCTTTTGTAAATTATAATATGACAGAATGTAAATTAATTTTAAAAGAGGTGTTTATAAATGGTTAAGAGAGTATTTTGTATAGGTAATGGTGAAAGTAGAAAAAGTTTTAATTTAGAAAAATTAAGACCACACGGTAAGATATACGGTTGTAATGCTTTATATAGAGATTTTAAACCAGATCATTTGAGTGCAGTAGATCACGGTATTATGCACGAGATTTATAATTCAGGTTATTGTGAAAACAATCCTACTTTGTTTAGAGATTGGACTAGAGTGCCTGGTATAATGTATGACCATATACTTACAGCAGGTAAAAACATTTCAGACCAAGATTTTGAATTAATTAAAAAAGAAGAAGTTATTAAATCAAATGAACGTGGCAATTGTCAGGAGTTTGTAATGCACGGTTCAAATCTTGCAGGTGTTGTAGAAGTATTAAAAAGAAACAAAGACCGTGAAAAGAAAAATATTAATCATACATCAATACACGTAAGTTGGGTTACTGAGTCAGATAAAGTAACATCAATAAATGATATTATGCCACCTAGAGATAGAGGTTGGGCTTGTGGTGCAACATCTGGATATGCAGCTGTACATTATGAAAAACCAGATGAATTGTTTATGATAGGACACGATTTAGAAAGTTTAGATGGTAAATTAAACAATATGTACAAAGACACAAAATACTATGGTTTATCTCAAGCAAGTAAAACACCTAGTGTCAATTGGATACGTCAATGGCGTGAATTAATGACAGAAAACCCTAAGATACAGTTTATAAAAGTAAATCCTCAAGCAGATAGTTGTAAAGACGCATTAAGTGTTCCTATCAAAGAATGGGACAAACTGAATGTGAAGTACATAGATTATACCACACTTGACAAAATGCTAGGATTGTGATATATTGGTAATATGTTTGACGGTTTAATATACAGATTATTAGATACGATTATTAACACGTGTGAGAGAACCAGAAAATGGTTACAAAATAGATCGTTGCCTAGACCTTGCAGATCAGCAAAAGAATGGGCAAAAGATTTTGAAAGACACAAGAAAAGTCGTATAAATAATAATGATACCGAATAATACAGGTAACACAAATACAACGAATACAAGGAGAATACAAATATGGATTTTGAAACTTTAAAATCTTCATCTAGCAACTTTGATAAACTTACAAAGGCGTTAGAATCAAACCTCAATCCTGAGGATCAAACAAACAAAAACAAATACCAAGACGACAGATTTTGGAAACCAGAGTTAGACAAAACTGGTAACGGTTATGCTGTTATTAGATTTTTACCTGCTGTAGAAGGCGAAGAATTGCCTTGGCAAAGAGTATGGTCTCACGCATTTCAAGGACCTGGCGGTTGGTATATTGAAAACTCATTAACAACTTTAAATCAAAAAGATCCTGTAAGTGAAGAAAATACAAGACTATGGAATACAGGTGTTGATAGTGATAAAGAAATTGCTAGAAAAAGAAAAAGAAAACTTTCCTACTACAGCAATATTCTTGTAGTGAGTGATCCAAAACATCCAGAGAACGAAGGCAAAGTATTTCTTTTCAAATTTGGTAAAAAGATATTTGATAAGATTACAGAAGCAATGCAACCTGCTTTTGAAGATGAAGCAGCAATCAACCCATTTGATTTTTGGAAAGGTGCAAACTTTAAACTAAAAATTAGAAAAGTTGATGGTTACTGGAATTACGATAAGTCAGAATTTGAAACACCTACAACTGTTGCAAGTGATGACAATGCGATAAAAGAGATATGGGCAAAACAATATGCTCTAAAACCTTTCTTAGCGGCTGATAACTTTAAGACCTATGATGAACTCAAAGAGAAACTGAATAGGGTGTTAGCAGGTGCTAGAAATGCTGAAACCGTTGACAAGACAGACCTCCCGCCTCAAAGCAACGGTAAGGCAAAAAGTATGAACGACTCGGTGGATGCTAGTGATGATGACGATACAATGTCATATTTTAGTAAATTAGCAGAAGACGAGTAATTTATCTCTCTCTAGTTACATACTTTAGGGCGCTTTAGGTAACTAAAGCGCCCTTTTTTACATATAAATATATCATATGGCTAGTATTTTCGATCCTTTAGTAGATAAGGCAGGCGGTCAACGTAAGACTGCCGCTTGGTACAGAAATGCTGTATCTTCAATAGCAGATAAAGTAACTGCTAATAGATTGATGAATCAAGGCAAACTATTAGGTAGACCTAGTATTGGTCGTTTAAATATGTTCTTTTACGACCCTAAATATAAAAAGACATTACCATATTATGATACGTTTCCACTTGTATTACCAATAGAGAGAATACGAGGAGGATTTGCAGGTATAAATTTTCATTATTTAAGACCTGGTGCTAGATTTGCTTTATTACAACAGTTACAAAAATACACTTCACAAGGTGTTAAAAAAATTAATAGTACAAATACTTTTGATGTTAGTTATAGTAGAGTTAAAAATCTACCATTAGTAAAAAATACAATTAAAAAATATTTGTTTGCACACGTAAGAAGTAGTTTTTTAAGAATAGATTATGATGAAGCAGCTTTGGCAGTGTATTTACCTGTGGCACAATTTAAAAAAGGGAGTCCCTATTAATGAAAAAATGGTTTAATAAAATCATTGACAAACTATTTGGTAAAAGATGTCAATGTGGTAAAAAGGTAAAGTAATGGCAATTTTAAGAGGCGGTAAAAGAATAGGTGGTATTGATGTACGTATTGGTATACCTAGAGATAGATCACTTGACAATGTAACAGGCGATCCTAGATTAAAAAGAACACAAGGTGGTAATCCAGAAACTACATTAGGACGTTTTCAAGCATATATCAACGAGGCAGAGGGTTTTGCTAGACAGGCAAGATACTATGCAGAATTTCAATTACCGAAAGGATTGCCTAACGTATTAGGTAATATCAATAACCCATTAGGTGATTTTAATTACTCACAAGAATCAAATGCTGCTGAAGAAACAGCAAGTGCGTTTCCATCACAAACAGATTTATTAGCAGTACAACAAGCAAACGGTAGACGTGTAAGAGCATTTTGTAATGCAATTACAATGCCTGATAGAGAGATTGTACAAAAAGATATTAGACACGGCAATGCACCAGCAAGAAAAGTTGCCATAGATGCTAAATTTTCAAATATCACAGCATCATTTTTTGGTGATAAGTTTTTAAGAGAAAGAAGTTATTTTGAATTATGGCAAAAGGCAGCATACAGTACATCTACCTTTAATATGAATTACTATGATAACTATGTTTCTAATTTAAATATATTTCAACTAGGACAATTTGCAAGTAGGCAAGAACGTGATGATGTAACTTATGGTGTACAATTAATAGACGCTTTTCCTACAAAAATAGGACCAATTGAATACAATGCTGAAGCAAATAATGTAGTTAATTTTGATGTAGATTTTTCATTTAAATACTGGATCAATTATTTTATAGACAGATCAGGCAATATAGAATTAGGATCTCCTTTAGGTAAAATACCAGAGATCAAAAACAACAACGGAATTTTTGGTGGTATCATTAATAAACTACCACCTGAATTGAGAAGAGCGGGTAGAGATGTACTTAACGATTTAAGACGTAGAGTACCTCTAGGTAGAGTAACTGGCGGAAGAGTATTCCCACCATTTAAAATACCACCACTAAATATATAAATTAACAAGGAGATATTATGGCATTACCAATAGTGGAAACACCAAGATATGAATTGACTTTACCATCTACTGATACTAAAGTACAGTATAGACCTTTTCTCGTTAAAGAAGAAAAGATTTTGTATATGGCATTAGAGTCAGGAGAAGAAAAAGAAATGCAACAGGCAACAAAAGATATATTGAAGTCTGTTACATTTGATAAGTTAGAAGTAGAAGAATTGCCTACATTTGATGTAGAGTATATTTTCTTACAGGTTAGGGCAAAGTCTGTAGGAGAAATAGCAAAGTTTAAAGTTATATGTCCAGATGATAAGAAAACCTATGGCGATGTGGAGGTTGACATATCAAAAGTTGAGGTGC